TCCTGCCCACCGACGTCAAGCCGGCCACCCGCAACCGCTACCGCGCCCTGATCCGCTCCATGCTGCGCGCCGCCGAGCGCGAGTGGGAGTGGATCGACCGCGCCCCCGTGCTGCGCACCGAGTCCGAACCCAAGCGCCGCGTCGCATTTCTGACACGCGAGCAAGCGGAGGTTTTGATGGCCGCACTTCCAGAAAAGTACCGGACTCCTGTCCGTTTCGCTTTACTCACCGGGTTGAGAAGATCGAATGTTTTCAACCTGACCTGGGACAAGGTGGACCTGCAGCGGGGCACGGTCATCGTGGAGGCAGATGAGGCCAAGGCCGGCCAGCGCATCCTGGTGCCGCTGAACACCGCCGCCCGCGAGATCCTGAAGGCCCTGCCCGAGCCACATGAGGGCCGCGTCTGGGGCGACGTCACCCGCGTGTGGTGCAACACCTGGAAGGCCTCCTGCAAGCGGGCCGGCGTGCCCTGGCTGCGTTTCCATGACCTGCGCCACACCTGGGCTAGCTGGCACGCGATGGCCGGCACCCCGTTGTCGGTGCTGCAGGAGCTGGGCGGCTGGCACTCGCCGCAGATGGTGCAGCGCTACGCGCACCTGTCGCCAGAGCACCTGGCCGCGGCGGCTGAACGGGTCAGCCTGTGAGGGAGATGGGGTGGCTGATGGGGCTCGAACCCACGACCGCTGGAATCACAATCCAGAGCTCTACCAACTGAGCTACAGCCACCACTGAAGGTGAGAATGGCACAAAAATGGCACAAACTCACCGAGAACCGCTCAACATTCCTTCAAAATCAACAACTTAGCGGTGGCAAGTACCGGAATCACAAGACGCTCGGTCAGTATATCCCCCTCTGTGAGCGATTCTCAGCGATGAGTCAGGAGGGCCTGTGTCACGAAAACGTGGCACAAAAATGGCACAGCGTCAGAGCAGTGCCGCTTCAGCCTGCCTGCGCCTGGTCAGGCCGTTCAGGACGCGCCCGGCGGCCTTGTTCCACCTGACGATCTCCTGCTTGGCGCCGGCCCAGTCGCCCGCGTCCACGCGCTTCTTCAGCGTGCTGATCCGGTAGTTGCCGGTGCCGCAGTTGTAGGCGAAGGAGATGATGGCCGCCAGGCGGCTGTCAGGCTCACGCAGCAGGCGCGGCGACATCCTGACCACCGCCGAGGCGAACCCCTCGAGCTCATGGTTCAGGCGGGCGTCAGCCGCCTCACGGGACCAGACCGTCTCCGGCCCGATGTCTGGGCCTGTGCTGCCCCACCCGATCGTCCAGGGCCGCTCGCCCGTGCCCGGGTCAGGGTAGGCCCTGCAGCTGCCGTCTGGCAGGCGCCGGTGGTAGCCCTCAAAGGGCCGCACCAGCGCTTCAGCGCTCAGCCTGATCGCGTCATCGATCATTGGCCTGGTACTTCTCGATCGCCCGGCCGACGAACCAGAAGGTGAGCACCATGTTCAGCATGGCGAAGTCGTCAGCGCCCCAGCCCTTGAGCACCACGTCCTGCCAGGGCGCGCCTGACTGCACGGCGATGGCCAAACCGGCCGCCTTGACGGTGGCGTACATGCCGAACAGGGCCCAGGTGATGCCAGGACGAACCAGCGCGGAGACGGCAGCGACGAACCAGCCGGCCTCCTTGGCGGTGGCCGCCTGCTCCTTGAAGGCCTCCTGGATGGCCTTGAGCTGCTCCGTGGAGTGCTCGGCGTACTTCTCCTCCATGCGGAACTGGCCGCGGACCTTCTCCAGGTCCGTCTGCAGCGTGAACATGGACAGCTCATGCTGGCGCTCGTTCTTCTTGTCGAAGAACTTGAGCACCTCCGGCGCGAGCCGGAACAGACCACCGAAGATGGAGCCGAGAAGGCCCCCACCGACAAGCTCGATCATTTGACCCACCTCGAGCCGAACTGCACCAGGGTGAAGATCAAGACGGCCAGGCCCCAGACGCCGATGCCGCGGTTGATCCACATCTGCAGGGTGCGGTCGGTCTTGGAGGTGGCCGTCTCCACGGCCGCCACCCGCTGCTCGACGCGCCCGATGCGCTCGCCCTGATTGGCCTGGCGCTCCTCCACCAGGATGAGCTTCTGCACAGCGTCACCCAGCTTGTCCACTTTGCCCTCCAGGCGACGGAAGTCATCGTCTGTCATGCTGCCAACCTCAGTAGAAAATCAGAACCGCAGCAGAGCCTCCTGCTCCACCCACACCCACTGTTGATGCGCCGGAAGGAGTCACGCCACCACCGCCACCACCTCCGACACCGCCGGCGCCGCCCGTGGCAGTGAAAGTGGTTGACACATGCTTGCAAGCACCACCGCCGCCACCAAAGCCACCCGCACCACCGACAGCGTTGATACCCGTTGCCTCACGGGCACCTCCACCAGCCCCCTGACCGCCAGGAGCAGCAGATGCAACAGAGTTCGCGTTGTAGAAGGCGGCACCGCCTCCGGCGCCTGGGTAGATTGCGGCCGTTCCAACGTAGGCTGCGCCTGGTGACGTGCAGTTTTTGAGCAGCACGTCAGAGTAGATGTTGGAGACGTCACGACCCACCCCGGGCACTCCGGCGGCTGCGGCGCCTGAAGCTGCACCACCCGCGCCGCCCCCGGCATAGCCAGATGCAGCACCACCGGCGCCGCCGCCGGCGCCTTCATTGCTCCCGTTCCCGCCCCAGCCACCGCCGCCACTGATCTGGCCAGAGGTGGTGCACGTTGCGGCCGACCCGCCTGTTCCAACAGGCGAGCCAGAAGCTCCACCACCACAGGCCGTTGCAATGCCCAGCCCACTGGTGCTTCCACCTGCGCCGCCGGCGCTTGAGCCGCTGCTGGTGATCCCAAGACCGCCCGTGACAGATCCAACCGTTCCACCAGCGCCGCCCGTAGCGCCGCTGCCGTTGCTGCCAGCGTTGGCCGTCAGATAAGTCGTGGCACCCTTTTTCAGACTTGCGACTGACCCTGTGATGTCAAACGTAAACACCTCGCCAGGCGTCACCGGGATCGTTCCCCAAGTGCAAGAACCACCGCCGCCTCCAGCTGCCGCGCCATTAAGGTTCCCAGCCCCGGAACCGCCAGCACCGAAGACGTAAGCGCGGATGGAACTTATGCCGGAGGGCACCGTGAACGTGCTGCCCGAACTGGTGATCAGCGACGTGCTGCTGAAGTTAGACGAAGGATTAGCCCACTGAGGCGCGGCTCCTGACCCTTGAGAGGTCAGCACCTGGCCAGAGGTGCCGGTGGATCCACCGACACTCACAGCACCAGAAGAGTTGACGTCGAACGTGTTGCTCAGAACCGCCAGGTTTGATGTCTTTCCCATGCGTCACCCCACCCAAGTGATCATCAGATAGCCGGAGCCGCCAGCGTTGCCGGCCGTGTTGATCGCGCCGCCACCACCGCCACCGCCCGTGTTGGCTGCCCCGGCAGCGCCCCCCGCAGCGCCGGGGCCGTAGGAGCCACCACCACCGCCGCGGTTGGAGTTGGCCGCACCGCCGCCGCTCATGCTGATGCCGCCGTTGGCGTTGCCGCCACCGCCACCGCCACCGCCTTGGCCGTTGAAGAACACGACGCCAGCAGAGCCGCCGACGCCGTTGTCACCGCCCGCGCCGCCAGTGCCCTCACCGCCAGCCCCGCCGATGTTGCTGCCAGAGCCGGAGCCTGCAGCGCCGAATCCGCCGCCACCGCCGCCACCGCCATCGGTGCCCACTTGGCCCTTGGCGCCGCCGCCACCGCCGTAGGCCGTGACGGCCCCAAAGGTCGTGTTGCCGCCCGCACCGCCGTTGCCGTTGATGGCCCCGGCCGTGCCCGCTGTGCCAACCGCGTAGGCCACGGACGCGCCGGAGGTCACGGCCAGGTCCATATCCACGATCGATCCACCACCGCCGCCCCCACCTCGATATGTCGAGGTAAAGCCACCGCCTCCACCGCCGCCGCCGCCCACCGCGAACACGCGCACGCTGGTGACGCCCACGGGCACCGTCCAGTTGCCGCTGCCGCTGGTGAAGACTTGCGACTGAGACTTGCCGCCGGAGATGAATTGCGAAAGGGTACTCATGGTGCTACTTTCTCAAGCAAAGACCCAGCCCAAAGAGGCGTTTGCGTAGGTCAGCGTGATCGCCGCATTCAGGCTGTCGATTGTCAGGTCCTCGGCCAGGCCCTGGATGTTGCTGCCGTTGCGCGCCACCACGCAGGTGGTAGTGCCTGACAGGTTGCTGACCGTGACCGTGTCACCCACCGCGGGGGAGGCCGGCAGCGTCAGCGTCAGGGAGGCCGTCAACACGTACAGCGTGCTGCGCGCCGCGGCTGTGTTGGTGGCGACCACCGCCACGCCAGGCGTGACCACGTAGGTGCCACTGCCAACGATTTCAACAACGTCCCCCGCTGGCAGGCCGGAGGTGAACACGATGGACGTGCCGTTGGTGGCCGTGAAGTCGGTGCCGCTGACCTGCTTGGCGCCGTTGCGGTAGACATCGACGTTGCCCACCGAGTAAGTCGCGCTGAAGGTGGTCTGCGCCGCGGTGGCGGTGTAGGTGTAGCGGGTGGATGAGCTCGAGGCCGTGGTCAGCGCGCTGTCCACGTAGCCCTTGCTGGCGATCTGCGCTGAGGTGGTGGGCGTGGCCACGTTGGCCTGGAACGTGATGCCTGACGGCACCACCACGTTGGCGTTGGACCAGGTCATCGCTGTGACGCCCGACACCGACATGCTGACGTTGCTGGCGCTGGGGCGGTACAGGCCCGAGGACGTCTCGTTCAGGAACGCGATGCCCGGGGCGCCGACGGTGCCATCAGCCAGCCGGAACGGCGCCAGCATGCCGCCAGCGCCCGTGCGCGACAGCGAGTTGGTCAGCTCGTTGGCGACGTCGTTCAGAGTCGTGTTGGCCCAGGTTGCCTCAATGGTTGTGCCGGCGACCACCGGGTTGCCTGACGGCAGGGTGTAGGTGCCGCTTGCGTTGCGTGGCATGTCGTTTCTCCGTTACTGAGCCGCCACCGCGGGCACACCCCGCAGAAGCGCCAGCAGTTGCTGCTGGGTGGGTGTCAATGGCTGGCCGGCATCAACCTGGCGCTGCAAGATCTGCAGCATCCTCTGCGGGTTCTGCAGGGCCTGCGCCAGGGCCTGCTCCTCGAGGCCCTTGCTGTAGTCCATCAGGCGCGTGGTCAGCGTGCTGGCCACAGGCTGCGCCGGGCCGCCCAGCATGCCGGCGGCACGCTCAGCCACGCCGGCCGCGATCGTGTCGCTGGCCGTGTTGCTGCCGCCGCCTGCCGTGGCCGAGCGCTTGACCCCCTGCACGATGTTCTGCTGCCGCAGGGCGGCCAGGATGGCCTCGAGGCGCGCATTGGCTGTGGGGTCCAGCACCAGCTCCCTGCGAGGCCCGCGCGCCGAATCCAGGGCCCGCCCGAGGCCTGCCTCGGTGATCTTGGGGACGTCGCCAGCCGCGTCAGCCGACACACCGCGCACGCGGCCCGTGGCCGGGTCGATGAAGGACTCGCGGATCTTGCCGGCCGCCTGCGAGGAGCGCACGATGTCGCTGTCGCGCTTGTAGGACTGCAGCACCGGGCTCCAGCGGCCGCCCGTGGCGTTGTTCAGGATGTTGTCCACCTCGCGCAGCACGCTCATGGTGGCGGGACTCTCGCGCGGCGCGGCCTGGTACGCGTTGGTCGGCATCATCGGCGCCTTGCTGGCCAAGTTGGCGCGGATGGTGGCCAGGTTCTCGGGCCTGAAGTCAGGGCCCAGCCTGTCAATCTCGTCGGCCAGCTGCGTCAGCATCCCGCGCACGGCCGGGTTGCTGGCCTCTGCCGAGCGCGCCGCGGTGTCTAGGTTGGCGCGGAAGCCCGCCAGGTCACGCGCAAATGCCGGCTCGTTCACCGAGCTCATGGCCTGGTTGACCAGCACCTCCCGGTTGTTTGAGCGTAGGCCGCGCCGGGCGGCCACGTCTTCAGCGCCCCGCGTGGCAGCGATGACCTCATCGGCCACCGAGCGCGCTTGGCCTTGGTCGAAGTCGTACCAGTTGGCGCCGCTGCGTGTGCGGCTGCCGGCTTCCAGGCGCGCCAGCTGCGGGTCCGAGATCGTGGCCGCGGTGGACAGGGGGATGCTGGACTGCGGGGCCTGGCGCAGCCTCTCCAGCGTCTGCCTCAGCATCTGCGCTTGGTCGCCGTTCTCTGCGAGCTGCCGTGTGATCTGCTCGCCTGCTCGAGCCTCGCCGCCGCGCTGGGTCACTTGGCGCATGATCTGGTTGCCGCCTGCCAACACGGCCGGCGTGGCGCCACTTAAGGCCGCGCCCTTCAGCACGTTGACGCCTCGGCTCTCGTCCTGCCCAACAGGCTCGACGGCGCCTAAAACGCCGCCAGTCAGCGCAGCGTCTGTTGCAAGAGTGGCTGTGCCCAGCCGGGCTGTTGCAGGCGCAGCCCGCATCAGGCCCATTGCACGCGGCAGGGCCGTGAGGGTACGCAGGGCAGCACCCACGGGAAGCGCCAGGGTTGGCACCACGTTGCCGGCCACCTGCAGGCCTTTGCCGGCCCACTTGCCGCCTGGTGTCGCCTCGGCCAGCGCCGCGTCACGCTTGCGCTTGTCCTCCACCTCGGCGCGCATCGCGGCCTTCTCGGCGTCGGTGCCGGTCATGTCGGTGTAGAACTGGCGCACGCCCGTGGCCAAGTCCATCATGCCGCCGCCGATGTTGGCCAGCACCTTCTGGGTGCCGCTCATGCCCTCGGTGGGGTCGATGGGCTTTTCAGGCTCAGGCTGGCGCCCGGAGATGAGCTGGAGCCCAGAGCTCGAAACCCGAGACATGTCACCCGCGGCCAGGGCCTGCAGGTCAGCCTCGGAGAGCTTGCGCAAGAGATCGGGGCTCATTGGCCTCCCTTCCGGCGCCGCTCGAGCTCAGCCGCGGCCGCCGCCGCCAGGTCGTTGCCACCACCGCCCGCCGACCTCATCGGCAGCACGTCATCCACCGGGATCCGGTTGCGCTCCGCGATGCCGCGGTAGTAGTTGGTCAGGTCTTGGCGGCGCTGCGTGCTGCCGGCAAAGAGCTGCTGCGCGATCTGCTGCATGCTCTTGAGCTGCTGCTCGGTCAGCCTGGCACCGGTCATGATCTGGTCGGGCTTTTGCAGCACCGAATCAAACACGCCTCGAGCGTTGGAGATCAGTGCGTACTCAGACTCGCGCACCACCGACTCGGGGTCCAGCATCTTGCCGAACGCGAACACCAGCGACACCTGCTTGGTCGGGTCGCGCGCGATCGTCGGATCCGTCAGCAGCGTCAGCACCGTCTCGGCGTGACGGACGCCCTCCCCGATCTTGTCGGACTTCTTGCCGAACTCCTCACGCAACTTGGTGGCGCGTGTGAAGGACTGGGTGTCGGGCTTGTTGGCCGCCAGGTCACGCCTCAGGTCCAGGCCCTGCTTCTGCAGGTCCAGCCCCATGCGCCTGAAGTCATCTGACTGCCTGTCACGCGACAGCCGGTCCTCACGCGCCTGCGCGGTGCGCTCCTCCTCGCCAGCCATCCGCTCCAGCCCCAGAGCCTGGCGCTCCAGCGCCGTGCGCCGCTGATCACGCTGCGCGAACGGATCCTTGATGAACTGA